ATGGCATTATTGCTACTTGCCTTGTCCGAGCCTGGCCAGGCTTTTGATATATTATCTTCCAAGTCTTTTATTCGTTTACAAGATACTGCCTCTGCTTATAAAGCAATTGCATTAAGCCGGCTAGGACGACCATCTGAAGCAACCGCCACATTAGATTATGCTGAGCTCACATTCGGAAGGACATCATTACTTACCTCTGTTCGAAGTCATATAGCAAGTGGCTCACCCTACCTTTCTTTTCCAACGGTTTCTATCTATGAGAGTCTTAATGAAAACGTAGGTTCAGCGATTGCTAGATTTCGGACAATGAATCCTTCAGATCAGGCTAGAGTATTTCTGAGTCAACAAGATCCTCTACAAGCTCTATTAGTCGACCAAATTCGCGCTGCAGGAGATTCGGTTGTATCTTTAGTTCCTATGATGAAGGGCGTTAAAATAGATACTATAGAGGATGATCTCACCGCTTTTATTCAGCATATCCTTGCATCTCGTGTCCACTTTTTTGGTTGGTCAGTTGGAGATCAATCAAAAGGTGGTTTTAGTGCCATTGGTAACGCAGGAGAACGGGATCTTTTAGTTACTTGGGGAAGTTCAATCCTTGCTGTGATAGAAGCCATTGTCTGTAATAAACCATTAACCCAAGATTCAATGAAAGCAGACTTAGAGAGTCATTTTCAGAAACTGCTTGGATATGGTACCCCAAGATTGTTTTTTCACCTCACTTACGCATATATTGAAGATAAGGAAGGTCTCATGCGAACTCTTGAAATTTGCTCTGAAACAGCGAACCCTCCCGGATTTACATATATTGATAGAGAACCAATTCCTCATGAGGATTCCAGACCGACAGGATTTGTAGCACGTTATCAAGCTGATGTTGGTGAGATTAAAGTTATTTTCCTCGTGCTAAATATGGGTCAGCAACGTCAACGGCTCGCAGCTAAGACTGCCGCTGAAACAAAAAAAGAAAAGCACCGAAAAAAAGTAAAACTGAGTAATTTCAATATGAATTTAACACCACTATTTCAGATCTGAATAGAATTGAAATGGTGGTCTCAAATATCGACATTGCATAACCTAAAAAACCCATCACAGAATTAAAATGAATAACTTAAATTTAACTAAAATTAAGAGTTGCCTAACGTGTTTTACTGGGCGTGCCAATCTTTGATTTTTATTTTAGTAAATTATGTCCATTGAAGGCTTTAAACTGTTCCATAGGCCATCATTAAAATATTATCACCAAAGAATACATCAACGTTTGCAACTAATTTTTCAAGTGCTGCGTAATAACTTAAAAAACCTGCCAAGACACTCTCAATTTTATGGTTTTATCTTGCATATTATTATGAACCAAAAATTAAGCCATATTCTTTAATATTACAACCACTATGCCCTTAGCTAGCACCTCATCAGTATTGCACTCAAACTCATAATCATGCCCGCTTATTTGTAGTTTATTACCTGGCCGTTTAGAGACTCTATATACATCCAATGTTCCATCAATATCTAACAACCAAAAACCATTAGATAATTCAGTAATACTCATATCAATCAGCCACGCTGATTTTCCACTACGGACATAGTTCAGGCTTTTGAAATTGACTCCCTCAGGGACAAATGACTCATCGATGTAGCAAAAACCGTCGTCATCAAGCTTGCCAGCTAGGAGTATTTTTTTAGATATCGTTGGTATTGCTGAGGTTGCAGGTTCTTCTTGCGACTCAGTATCAATTTCCCCTGTAGCCAACCATTCAAGTGAAGCACTAGTATCTAAGGCGCAGGTAATCACTACATCGCCAGGAAAATATTCTCTACGAACCCAAGTGCTAATCGTTCCTGTAGAAATCTCTAAATATTCACTCAATTCTTTTTGAGTCGCGAAACCGTAAGCGTCCAAAATCCGTTTAAGAACTGACTTCCCGCCTGAAGATAACATTTTTTTTAACAATGATTTACCGCGGTCAGTTCTCGTACTTTTTGCGACATTAGTATTTTTCACATTTGCATTTGCAAACAAACCAGTTACTAGCCACTTGAGATCTGCACCTGTGTCTAGCGCGCATTTGATGATGGCGTTACCGGGAACGCTCCCCCTCTGCATCCAGGCACTGACGTTGCCAGGAGAAATTTCCAGACACAAAGCCAACTCTTTCTGTGTTTTGACACCATAAGAGGAAGATAAACGATCAAGTACTTCCGACGCATTAGGTTTGGATTCAGACATTGCCCACCTGGAAAATACAAAAGCATTTTACAAATCTATGTTTGTATTCTAAAGTGACAACACACCACATGTTACACAGTAGAACTCAAACTGCTCAAAGGGAGATTTTGCTTTATGTCTGACCAGAATGCAATTCAAGTGGCCATTGATAAGAAAGCCGTTTCTAAGGAACTGTTAAACTCTGTTGTTTCCCAACTTCTGCCTGCATTGGAGTCAGCCCTATCTGCAACTATCGTCAACTCAATAAGTTTGCAACTGACTACCCTCGCTACGTCCCCGACAATTTCTAAGAAAGATTTTGCTGCAATTAACGGCATTAGCTCCGCAGTCCTCGAAAAATGGATCGCGAATGGCGTCGTCCTGCTTGCACCTACGCCTTCAACCACAATCACCCAGCAACGCAAAAATAGAAAAACAGGTCAAATGCAAACTGTCGTTATGGAACGTCATGGCAATGCCCTGATCAATCTTGAGGCCTGGCGTGAGAAAAACCGTCAGCAAGCCATCAAGTGCCGCTACATAAATCGTTGAGTCAGAGTATTCAAACTAGCAGGGACTAACAATGTTTGATTATCGCGTTTCCAAACACGCTCACTTTGACGATGCATGTAAGGCATTTGTGAATCGTCATAACCTTACCGAACTTGCCGCGCTGATGGGGACTAAACCCCAAATCCTGCGCAATAAGTTTAATCCTGAGCAACCTCATAAACTTACCTGTGAAGAAGTTCTTTTAATCACTGATCTGACTGAGGACGCAACGCTTCTCGATGGCATGCTGGCACAGATAAATTGCCTGCCGTCAGTTCCGGTCAATGAGATTGCTACTTCTAATCTTTCTACCTACGCATTACAGGCAACTGCCGCCGTAGGTTCTATTGCAGCTGATGCAGTGAAAGGGGGTGCGGTCAGTTCTCAGCGTCGAATGTCCTTACTCGAAGGTGTTAATGCTGGTATTCGCCATCTGTCACTGATCGGTTTAGTTGTTCAAGGCCGAGTGCAGGCATCCCCTGCCCTGGCATCTGCGGTTGGCGCTATTGCAAGCGTCACGACAAATGGGCTGATGTGACTATGGCTGTTTCTATTGCTCCATTTTTAAAACAGCAAAGTCCATCTCGCCACTTTGGGCACGGTTGCATCGAGTTGCCAGGTGGCATGCGTTGGAACCCTTCGATGTCACAAACCACTGCCCCGCAGGCAGTGAGAAATTCAAAACCGCTTTTAAAGCGTCTGTTTAGTTGAGGTGATTATGTCTTTAGTCAATGAAGAGCATATTCAAATAGGCAAAAAACATCTTTCCAGAATTAAAGAGATGTTTGATTTCAGGAAGAATGTAGCGCAGGAAACATTTGATACTCAGCCGCTGCATATGCGTAGAACAATCTGTTTTCATGCTGGCTTATCTCGTCGCCATCTTGAGATGAAGTTTGCTGAATTAACGCCGACGGAAAGGCATCAAGTAGTTGCGGCGCTAAATTCTTTGCTTGGTTTAACTGAATCACTGCCGAAATTTATCAGTGATGATGATTGCAAGATAAATATTAAACACTAACCCGTATTCAAACTAATTGGCGTCAACTCGCCGGGCATTCGTTTGCCCAAAAACAGGAGTTCTGCATGAAAAATATGATTGATAACACCCGTCAGAATATTGTTGGTTTGCCAGTTATGGGCATTGATTTAGCTTCACCAGAACACGATTACACCTCTGTTCCTGATTTATCGTTGATGCTGGACACTGCTCGTAATGAAGAACGCGCCAATAGAGCGGTGGTATTTGCCGGCCGCCTGGAAGCGATTGCCAGTTTTATCCTCAAACGTGAAATGACAGTGATTGAAGCTGCAGAAGCACTACGCATTGAAGCTAACCGAATCCAAAGTGAAGCGGAGGCGTAACAATGGCTGATGTAATCGACACCGCACAGGAGCGCGCTGACCTCATTCTTTCCGCCCAAATCCAAGCCGCCCGCGCCCATGTTGCGGGCGTTTCCTCGATGTTCTGCATCGACTGTGACCGCCCAATACCAGAGGAACGCCGGGCAGCTCTGCCAGGGGTTGAGCTTTGTGTTTATTGCAAAGAGCTCTCAGAGATGAACGCCAGACATTACAGAGGAAACAAGTGATCGTTTTCTCTGTGGCATTACTCATCCTGGCCGGTATTAACGCTGGCTATCTGGTCATTGATATCAAAGACGGTATGTAATGCAGACCAGCCGTTTTATCCCTCAGATTAAAACGCCTGAAGTCTGGGCGTTTCCCTGGAATAAACCACGCCTGGCCGTTTCTGGCCTCGAAAGACCGCTTACCCGTGATGAATACAATCAGGGGCAAGCTGTTTTAATCAAAGTAAAAGCCCTCTCTACCGACCTGCGGGAAATATTCACAGGTCGCCATGCGTATCTGCTGAAAACTCAGGGCATTCACGCCGCCAATAAATACCTGGTTTATACCCTTGGTCGCAGCATCCTTCCCCGCGTCGAAGCGGTTAATGCCGCTCATGCAATGAATGTTAAAGCCTCCATGAAATTCATGTCTGAGGCCGACACCTATCACGGCCTGCCGAGCATGAACGATAAACCCTTGCGCCGGTTCGCCCAGGACATCGCCGGACAACTGAAAGAAATCTATGAAGACCGTTGTGATCAGCTGCTTGCTCAATACAACGGGAATAATTCGATTCTTTTTGAGGCTGATACCCAGTGCGAGCTGTACAGCGAAATCGCAGGTATGGCACAGGCTTTCAATGTCACGCCGATGTACTGGACAAGGTATTGCAAAGGCAAGCTGGATGCCGTTTCCGCGATCGCCTCCATGTCGCGCCTTGTGAATCCGGATTGGTGGTTACGCCAGCTGAAAGGCCAGCGCACCCGCTGGCGTGAATCTTTGCTGATCGCCATCGGCAAAGTGAACCGTGATGCTTCCCCGTATGCCAGTAAGCAGGCTATCCGTGAAGTACGTGCACGCCGTCTGTCGAATCTCGACTACCTGAAAAGCTGCGACCTGGAAAACATCGAAACCGGCGAGCGTTTCAGTCTGATCGACAAAGTGATGGCGAGTATTTCAAACCCTGAAATCCGCCGTATGGAGTTAATGAGCACGATCGCTGGCACAGAGAAATATGCTGCTGCAAATGGCGACGTCGGGACGTTCCTCACTATCACCACCCCGTCCAAATATCACCCGACCCGCATGGTTGGCAAGGGTGATAAAAAGCGCGTTCAGCGAAATCACGCCTGGGACAAAGAAGCCTATACGCCGAAAGATGCGCAGCGTTATCTGTGCGGGATCTGGAGCAAAATGCGCACCGCTTTCAAAGATAGTGGCCTGCCCGTTTACGGGATGCGCGTTGTAGAGCCTCACCACGACGCAACGCCACACTGGCACATGATGTTGTTCACCAAGCCCGCCATGCGTCAGCGGGTGATCAATATCATGCGCAAATACGCCATGAAAGAAGACGGTAACGAACGCGGCGCTGCTAAAAACCGCTTTGACTGTAAGCACCTGAACCGCGGCGGTGCGGCTGGCTATATTGCTAAATACATTGCAAAGAACATCGACGGTTATGCATTAGAAGGCGAGCGCGACCACGAAACCGGCGAGTTGCTGTCGGACTCCGCTGCTGCTGTTACTGCCTGGGCTGCTACCTGGCGTATACCGCAGTTCCATCCTATCGGCCTGCCTACCATGGGTTCATACCGTGAGTGCCGCCGCATCCGTTCCATCAGTCTGACTGAAACCTTTGACGAAGAAGTGGAAGCCGTCCGCGCTGCTGCTGATGCCGGTGATTTTATGGCGTACATGTCAGCCCAGGGCGGCGCAAATGTGCCTCGCGACGATCAGACCGTTCGTGTAGCTCGTCGGGTTGCTGACGAGCTGAATGCCTACGATGAGGAAGTGAAAAAGGTTGTGGGTATTTTCGCGCCTCACCTCGGCGACTCCCGTGTTTATGAAACCCGTACAACTCAATGGCGCATCGTTTCTTCTGCTGTTGACGTTGAGGTTTTGACTTCAAAAAGCGCCTCCGGCGCGCCTCGGAGTCCTGTCAATAACTGTGGGTTAGGTGGAAAGAAGCAGACTACAAATTGGCATGATAGGAAGGCTGGGAGCACCGCTACGGCGTCCACTTCTGACAACCTGCGAGTTATTGACTGGACAGACACAGCCGCCGTTAGGGCGATTGTGGTACGTATACGTGAAGAAACGCCTAAGGTGAGTAAATCACAGCGAAGTTTTGACCCGACTAAAGGCCGTGATGTTGCCCCGTCAGCAAGATTGACGCCTGAAGAACGGGCGCGATTACCTCAGATTGAACAGGAATTGCTTAAAAATGATATCAAAGCTCAAAGATGGGAGCTGGAAGCATTAACCCGGGGAGCCAAAATCAGTTTTGGTGATGTTGTGATCCAACATCCCCCTCTTATGGACTGGCAGGAATTTTATGAAGATTAGGACTGTTTAAACATTCATCGAAGCTATTGGTTAAAAAGTAACATTCAGTTTTTATTGGAATTTGTTAAGAAATGGTAATATTATACTGTATAAATAAACAGTGCATTGGAGTGAGTAATGGAATCCTCTCATGAGCTAAAGATGGCTTTGATAAAAATCCGGCTTATGGCTGACATCGCACAGTCAGGCCAGTGCAGAAATGACGACTACGCGCTGGTGATGGAAATGATCTCTGATATGGCCGATCGCGTTCTGGATGAAGCAGACACGCCGTCAGTGCCATTCTCTGTTTACGACGATGAAGAATAGCCAGGAACACGGTCGCTCTCTCTTTGTTAGCTCTGCATGCAGTGAGTGCATGATTTTGCATTGTGATCGCCCTGCTCTTTTCTCCCCGCGACACCAGTGCTAGCGTGGATCACAGCGGATCACGCAACTGCATCAAAAGCGACCCATAAAGCGGGCAGGCGTGGCGGGGATAGCATTGCGCGCAAGACAATAGTTACTTTGTGCTGAACCTCTATAAAAATTAACTTTAACCACATGAAATTATGACATTTTTATGTATACGAAAATTAATGCTTCCAAATATCAACCTTTTTTTGTAAGGTTTTGTTTAATTAGGCTTAATCCTATATTAAACAAGGAAGATGCTATGAGTCTCAACCCCTATGATGCTAGTGCTTCAATGCTCGGTTACATCTACCAAATAAGATACGCATTATTAGCTGCATTAAGAAAGTTTGAAGAAGTTGAAGATCCGGATCTCTACTTTATTTCTATTGAAAAATTAGATGATATATCATTCGATGCAGATGGAAGCCCGGAAGAACTTCTTCAGACAAAATTTCATGGTGTCCCAGCCAATCTAACAGATAAAAGCCCTGATATCTGGAAAACTTTAAGAATTTGGGCTGAGTATTTCAAGAATTCACCATCTGTTTATGCATCTACAAATTTCTTTCTAATTACAACTGAAGTAGCTCAAGATAATAGCTTAGCTTACTTTCTTTCAATACATGAATCAAAGAGAGATATAGATAAAGCTATTAAAAATTAAAAGCACTGCTAGTTGATCAACCTAGCGAAGAAAATAAAAAAGGATATCTAGCTATTAACTCATTGACACAAGTGGAACTAGCTAGCTTGATTTCAAAAATATTCATCCTTGATAAGACTAAGGGCATCAAAGACCTTCATATTGAACTAACCAAAATGTTAAGATTACAGTTCGACCGTAGTTATTTGAAAGCTAGTATTGAGAGGCTTGAAGGGGCATGGTTTAAATTATCTATCGACAACTTGAATAATGACATAAACAAAATTTGCTTAAATGAAATTCAGGATATCATTGAAGACATTCGAAAACAAATGCATCCCCTTAACCTACCAAATGATTATTCTGAAACACCGATAGATAGGTTAGGTAAAATAAATTATGACCACTTATTTATCCGACAAGTCAAGTTATTTACTGACAATCCAGACGTGATTAATTTAGCAATGGAAAACTATTACCGTAGTTATTATCAAATTGCGAAGTGGAGTGCTGATGGCCTCTTGATGCCTACAGAAGCAAAAAACTATCACAACAAAGTGCTAACTGAATGGAGAAATACATATCATCTTTCTGAAATGGATGGCCCTTTCGTTAGCGAGGATGACAAAAGAAAATTCGCTAAAAATGTTTATAAAGAGTGCCAAAATGAAAGACTCGTATCAATCAGAGAGCGTTTCGTAGAGAATTTCGTTTGTCGTGGAACATACCATTACCTATCAAATGAAAAAAAATTATGGTGGCACCCCGAGCACCTCACCTTATTAAAAAATGATACTAAGGAGGATGAGTGAACATGCTCAACACTATAGACACTCTTTCACGTGAAGAGCTAAACTTATTCAATCCTTATTATTGCTCCGTGTTATTATATAACCTTTTAAATACAGAAGAATCAAAAGATAATGATGGATTGGATTGTTCTCTATTATTTTTAACATTACCATTAATCATGAGCCGAGAAGTAAATGAATGTATGCCCTACACAAAAAAACAACACTCTATACATGGCTTGACGATAATCCATGGATACTCGTTAGATTCGATGAGCGAGTTAAATACTATTTTGATCTAAGTCTGCTTGCACTTAAAATATTACGTGACTATAAAATAGTTAATATTAGCCTGAGCGGTAGGATAATACTTAATCCTGAGCGGAAACTACCTAGTGCGAAAATCTTGAGGCAAAGTAATAACTTTGATAAACATCTCAAAACTGCTTCTCTTTTAGGAAATTGGTTTTCATCTCATACAACCTCATCAATTTATACTGCTTTTGGAGTGCAACCATGATTAAAATATCTAAATTATGCCTTTACTCTAACAAAGGAGAAAGCAGAGAATTATTATTTTCCAACCCTGGTTTAAATATCATAACCGGAGCATCCAAGAGAGGTAAATCTAGTATTCTAGACATTGTGGAATATTGTCTAGCGGCTAGTGATTGCAATATTGCTCACGGACACATAAGAAAAAATGTAAAGTGGTATTCTGTTGTTGTAGCAGATGGTTTAAACGAATATTTCATAGCCAGAAAAAATCCCGAAAAAAATTCTAAAGTAAGCAATGAATTCCATATAACACCGATTAAAAAATCTCAACTCCCGCATTTCGACGCGCTAGTAAAGAATGCTAATAACCTAGATGCAATTAATTTCCTAACAAAACTATGTAGAATGGAATTAGGTAAAACAGAAGTTCCTTCGGGACAAACCAGATCATCAATTAATATAGATTTTAAAAATTCATTATATTTGTACTTTCAAAACCAAGATGAAATTGCTAATAAGAAGATGATTTTCCATAGACAATCTGAACCATTTTTACCTCAAATGATTGTTGATACAATCCCTTACTTCATTGGCGCAACCAGTTCCAGCAGAATATATGATAAAGATACTCTACGCAATTTAAAGCGAAAGTATAAATTAGTTTTTAATAAATACATGGAGTTAAAGAATCTCGGAAATGAAGGCAGTAACAATGCTTATGCCTTACTTAGTGATGCTAAAGCAGTTCAGATTTATGATGGTGAAACTAGCCCTAGCAGTACTTTAGATTTAATTAATGCATTGGACGAAATCTCCAAATGGTCTCCCACAAATGACGCTGAGTTTACTATTTTAGGCAATGAAAACTTTAAAATAGAAATACAATATAACGAACTTCTGAATGAAAAAAGGATTATCAATGATAAAATAAACTCTCTTGAATCATTCAATCATATAGCTAGCAACTATGACTCATCGAAAGAAGAGCAACTAATTAGGCTAAAATCTATAGATTTATTCGAAAAAATTGATAAAAATAATACTTTTGATAGCGAGTTGAAGGAGATACTTAAAAGAAATGCATTTGAGTTAGAGTCCGAACTAGAAGACTCTCATAGGAATAGACCAAACCTTTCATCCACTATTGCATCACTAAAAGAAAAACAACTTGAGTTATCCAAACAGATTAAAGAGAAAAGAAATTATATAAAATCTTTAATGAAAATAAATATTGATCGAGATGAAAGTCAATCGAAATTCTTCGTGGCTGCTAAGATATCTGGTAAAGCTGAATTGTACTTAAACTCCATGAACAATGACGATCAACTAAAAGAATTAACTGCAACCCTTAATAACCTTGAAGATCAAATATCAGAAATTGAAAATGATTTAAGTCACTCTGCAATGGAAGAAAAACTCTCATCTCAATTAAGTTTAATTAATAGTGATATCACCCGTTGGGCAAGAGAGCTTAAACTTGAGCATAGTGAGTACCCAATACGATTAGACCTAAAAAAACTCACTATATGTGCAGATACTCCTAACGGGACAATCCCTTTATATCAAATGGGCAGCGGCGAAAATTGGGTTGGCTATCACTTAGTTACACACATTGCATTAGCAAAATGGTTTTCTGAACAAAATAGACCCGTTGGTAGATTTATTTTTTTAGATCAACCATCTCAAGTTTATTTCCCTGCAGAAAAATCCACCAATGGTAATATCGATGAGATTTTAAATGATGAAGATAGGCTTGCGGTAAAACGAATGTTTAAGTGGTTGCACGATGTTTCTAAAAACGATCTAAAAGAGAAAGTTCAAATAATTATCACTGACCACGCAGACATTGACGAACCTTGGTTCCAAGAAGCCATTTGTGATAACAAATGGCGGGGCGATGATTATCTCATACCTAAATCATGGTATGACGAAAAGATAAAATAGTCCAAACAACAACAGCTATTACATATAGCTGTTGTTATTAAATTATAATAAAATTCGATATAAGTTTACAGTTTAAAAATTTAAATCTTATCAACTCATGATCAATATTAATTTCCCTCATCCTCTCCTGCAGCGGCGTCAGTTCATTCCTAACGAACACTTGCGCCGCCTTCTCCACATCCCCAAACCCGCCCGCATTATCAGGAATGATCCCCATCATCTGCGGTGGAACGCGATGCGCGCTCAGCAGGTCATCACGGCTGGATTTCTTGATGTTGAAGAAATCATCCTTAGTGGCGACCTCACTCAGAGGCAAAATCTGAATGCCGTCCTTTTTGCCGTTCGGCGCGTACATGAACAGGTTGCGGAAGTTGCCCAGGCCTTTGGTATCCCGCATCGCCTTACGCATTGAATCAATATCGCTGCTGCTCTGGGCGGCGTCGGTCATATACAGGATGTAACCTGCGTGCGCGCCGTTCTGGTAATACTTGCGGCGGAACAACGTCGCGGCTTCGTTTAGCCAGGCAGAGTTAAGCGCGCTCAGGTATTCCGGCAGACCGTAAATTTCCTGGTTAATGTCCGGTTCAATCAGATGAAAGATGCTGCCTGCTGCGAACTGGTGCGGTTCCTTCCAGCCCTGCACAAACCAATATGTCCCCTCTACCACTCCACGTCGTACATATTTTGCTGGCACAGCCTCAAATCGCAGCGGTTCGCCGAGCTGGTTGCGGACCAGTTCCAGGTACGCATTTCCGAACACCAGATAGTCCAGAGCAAATTTGCTGAACTCCTGCTGGCTCAGCAACGGATGCGGGATAAATGTCGAGACGAGGATATTGCGCTTCACGTAAATCGGCGAGCTGTGATGAACGGCGGCGCGAAGGCTGCGGGCAAGGCCATCGAAACTTACCGGCGGCTCATACCAGCGGCCATTGCCAGTGCATTCGATATAATCCAGAATCTCGCGGCGGTCTAACACCGGCGTCGGATCACCGAAGCTGAATACCTCCGCGCCCTGCTGGTTTTCAGTAGTGTTGGTCTGCGTGGCTTTACGGTATTTGCGCTTACTCATTTAGTAGAACTCCAAAATGTTCGGGCTTTGTCCGCCATTAGCGGCGGTTAGCGGTTCGTTTAACAGGGCGTGCATGATTGCCCACGCGACGTCGGCGTGGCTGGCCTCTTCACTGCGGCTGGCTTCGTAGGTTGAACGGTTGCCGCTGGCGGTCATCGTTTTACGGATCGCCATAAACGAGGCGGTGATATCGGTATGGCCAGTGTCATATTCCAGGCGGCCGGAGCTGATGGTGTCCTTTGCTTTAAGTACCAGCGCAGTTTTCACCTCGGGGCTGTAACGAATCTCACGCGCCGCTGGAAAGAACTGCTGCACAAGCTGGAATACACCTTGCCCGATGCCAGTCGCATCGATACCGATGTACTCAACGGCATAACGATTGGTGAGTTCTTCGATACTTTTGGCCTGCGCGGCAAAGTCCATACCCTTCCACTGGTGACGCTCGAGCACGCGGAACTTGCCGCCGGAAACTACTGGTGGAGCAATTACCGCGCAGCCCGCGCTATCACCGGTGTGCGACGGGTCGTAACCAATCCACACGGGACGATAGGCAAAAGGTCGTTTCAGGTACGGGTCGAAGTCTTCCCACTCGTCCAGACTGTCCACCATGCATCCCTGCAACTCGGCGAACGGGAACACTGACGCCTGATCGTCCACAAACTCACACATCAGCAGGTTTTCATATTCGGCGGGGCTGTATTCCAGTTGCAGCTGTTCCAGGTCGAACAGGTTACAGCCACCAGACAGCGCATCTTCCACCGTCACAATCTGCCGCCACTGGCCGTCATCGCACAGAACGCCTTTGGACAGGTGCGCATGTGTCAGATCCAGTTCAATCCTGTCGGCTTTGTTGCGGCGCCCTTTGTTGAACAGTTCACCCGACCAGAACGGATAGGCGCTGTGTGCCAGGCTGGACGGTGTGGAGAAATAGGTGCTTCGCCATTTTTTATGCAGTGACATGCCGGAAGCCACTTTGCGCAGTTCCTGAAACTTGGGGATCCAGAAATATTCGTCCAGATAGAGATTGCCGGTGTAGCTCTGCGCGGTGCGAACGTTGGTACCGAGAAAAATCAGTCGTGCGCCGTTAGGCAGCACAATCGGGTCGCCTTTTAAATCGACATCTACCCGCCTCGCAAAGTCGATGATGTAGTTCTTAAAGACGTGCGCCTGCGCCTTACTGGCTGACAGGAAAATCTGATTGCGGCCGGTGGTGAGAGCGTCAATCAACGCTTCCCGGGCAAAGTAAAACGTCGCGCCAATCTGGCGGGACTTGAGGATGTTGCGGATACGGTGCTGAAGCCCGGCCTGGTGCCATCCGCGCTGATACTCAAACGACGTTTCAATGAAAATGTCACCGAGTTTCTCAATGGCCTCATCGCTGAAAACATTCTTATCGGGTGCCTTCCGTTCGCCCTTATTGCGGTTGGCAACGTTCGGATTTAAATCAGCCTCGCTGCCGGTATGGTTGTAACGGTTTACCCGTGCCAGGCGTTCAATCTGTCGGCCTAACAGGTCGATCTCTTTGTAGTCCTTCCCCTCCTTCACATCTTTCATGACGAGCTGGATTAGCCGCGCTTCCATGCTGGTTTCCACGCGAGAAATGGGTGCAATAGCCTCCCACTGATCGCGAGTTTTCCAGCTCTGCACGGTCGGCGTTTTTTGGCTCAGCATCTCCCCGATTTGCCGCACAGAAAAACCCTGCCAGTAAAGCAGTGCCGCCTGTCGGCGCGGATCGCTGATGATGGTGGAGTTTGAAATATTCATGCCGCCACGTTACCGGCCAGACAGCCGTTTTTCGCGCTGCCCACGTTGTGCCATCGGGCAACAACCCGCATCGGCTGGCGGCCTGCGGTGACTCTCTGGAAACTAACTCCCGTTCTCAACACTCATTACCGGAGTCAGTCACATGGCAAAGAAAGTATCGAAATGGTTTCGCATCGGGGTCGAAGGTGATACCTGCGACGGACGTGAAATTGATGCTAACGACATCAAACAAATGGCGGAGACGTACAGCGCGAAAGCCTACGGTGCCCGCGTCAATCTGGAGCACATCAAAGGCGTATTACCGACCAGCGATTTCCGCCGCTATGGCGACGTGATCCAGCTGAAAGCCGAACAAATTGATGATGCGGCTGAACCGCTGCTGCATGACAAATGGGCGCTATACGCGATGATCAGCCCGACCGCGGATTTAACGCAGATGGTCGGCGACGGGCAGAAGGTTTACACCTCGATGGAGATCAAACGCAACTTCGCCAACTCAAATAAATCCTACCTGGTCGGCCTGGCCGTCACCGATGACCCAGCAAGCCTCGGCACTGAAATGCTGGAATTCAGCCGTACCGCAAAACAGAACCCGCTCGCCGGTCGTAAAACCGATCCGGACAGCCTCTTCACCGTCGCCACCGAAGCACTGATTGAGTTTGAAGATGCGCCGGAAACTGCCCCTTCTCTTTTTGCCCTGGTGAAACAAAAGCTTTCACGTAAACAGGCATCAGACGATGCCCGCCTGGCCGATGTTCACGAAGCCGTAAGCGAGGTAGCTCAATACGCTCAGATCGGACTGGATAAACATGAAACCAGCCTGACCGACCTGCTGAGCCGCGTCGATACCCTGGAAAAATCCACCGCTGCCGAACATGACGCCCTCACTGAATTGAAAGGCAAGTTAGCGCAGACACCAGCGCAGAAATTCGGCCAGCGTCCGCAAGCCACCGGCGGCGCAGGCGTAGACGAGACGGTCACCGACTGTTGACCCGACACTTTTAACTCATTCTCAGGAAACACCTCATGAAAAAAGAAACGCGCTTTAAATTTAATGCGTTCCTGTCTCAGCTCGCCAAACTCAACAACGTTGACGTCGGCACGCTGGACAAGAAATTTAACGTCGAGCCGTCCGTCACGCAGACGCTGATGACTCGCCTGCAGGAATCTTCAGAGTTCCTGACCCGGATCAACATCATTCCGGTGGACGAAATGATGGGCGCGAAAGTGGGCGTCGGCGTGACCGGTACGATTGCCAGTACAACCAACACTGACGCCGGTGATGAACGTGAAACGGCTGATTTCACCAAGCTGGATCAGGAAGGCTATCACTGCACCAAAACCAACTACGACTTCCACTGGATGTACAGCAAGCTGGATTTGTGGGCGCGCTACAACGATTTTCAGACCCGTTTGCGTGACGCCATTATTAAGCGTCAGGCACTGGATCGCATCCTGGTCGGCTTTAACGGTGTTTCCCGCGCACCAACATCTAACCGCGTTCAGAATCCGCTGTTGCAGGATGTCGGTGTGGGCTGGCTGCAAAAATACCGCCTGAATGCCCCGACAAAAGTGATGGGCATGATTGTCGCCGAAGACGGCACCGTGACGAATGAGGCGGTGAAAGTTGGTGGCGAAGGTGAATACAAAAACCTCGACGCGCTGGTCTTTGATGCGGTGAATGAACTGATCGACCCAATCTATCAGGACGACACCGAACTGGTGGTTATCTGCGGCCGCAAGCTGCTCGCGGATAAGTATTTCCCGCTGATCAACAAACAACAGCCGAATACTGAGGCGATGGCTGCCGATCTGATTGTCAGCCAGAAACGCATCGGCAATCTGCCCGCCGTGCGTGTGCCCGGCTTCCCTGCCAATGCCATGCTGATCACCCGCCTGGATAACCTGTCTATTTACTGGCAGGACGGCACGCACCGCCGCCACGTTGAGGAAGTACCAAAGCGTGACCGTATCGAAAACTACGAATCCATTAACGAGGATTACGTGGTGGAAGACTACGGCTGCGGTTGCCTGATCGAGAACATCGAGGTAACAGCCGTTGCAGATGACAAGGACGAAAAAGCTGAACTCAGCAAATTCACCTCGGCAATCGTTGATGCCATCAAAACTGCATCCGGTACCACTGCACCGGCAGCTCAGGAGTAAGCCATGACCAGCCCTGCCCGACGTCATTTGTTGCGACAGTCAGCTATCGAAGCCGCGCAGCAGGATACCAGCCTGCTGCGTCATGCAACTGGCTATGAACTGCTGCTGCAAAAGCTCAACGCTGACCAGAAAGCCCTGAAGAAAGCCTATTCCGCTGAGAAAAAGGCAGAACTCAAACGCAAGATGCTGCCCGAATATGCGCCGTGGGTGGCGGGCGTTCTCGCTGAGGGTAAAGGCGCTCAGGACGCCATCCTGATGACCATCATGATCTGGCGTATTGATGCCGGTGATTATGCCGGTGCGCTGGAAATCGCCCGCTATGCGCTGCATTACAAGCTGGCGATGCCGTTCGGCAAACGTCCTGCCGGTTATGCACTGGTGGAGGAAATCGCCGACATGAGCACCCGCGCACACGCCGCCGGTGAGCCGGTCAGTATCGATGTACTGATGACCACGATGGAACTGACGGAAAGCCAGGACATGCCGGATCAGGTACGCGCCAAGCTGCACAAAATCACCGGCTATCTGTATCGCGACGCAGAAAAACTGCCGCTCGCCCTGCAACACCTGAAACGCGCCTTCCAGCTGAACAGCAACTGCGGCGTTAAAAAGGATATTGAGCGGTTGGAGTCAGCCATCAAAAAGGCAGCCAGCAGCTAAACAGAACGCGCCCCGCGCCGGACGGCACGCCAGCCGCGACAGGTCTGTGACCTCGTTCAACGCTGGCGTCCACCGTCCCCTATTCAGAGGTCACTATGTCCCTTGTTGTACCTGCACCAAAGCCGGACGCCGCGACGGAACCCGCGATTAAAAACACCCATTTCTGGCCTGATGTGGATCCGGTTGAGCTGCGCGACACCCTGCGGCTGGAGGGTACCGTCACAGCAAAACGCCTGCGCGCCGCCGCAAAGTTTGCCATGACCGAAGTCAATGCCGAGTTGTTCAGCTTTCGTGATGCACAGATTTCGCAGGGCTTTAAACGCCTGGCTGATGTGCCTGCCGATCAGATTGATGATGAAAGCGTGAAGGTCTGCGCCTATCAGCGCGCCGTCGCGTCTATCGCGGCGGCCTTTCTGGCGGAGCGTTACCCGAATAACGACACCACGGACAAAGGCAGCAAAAAGGCCGAAATCGTGGAAAGCACCGTTGACGATTTATGGCGTGACGGACGTAACGCGATCAGCGACGTCGCCGGTGTCTCTCACTGCATCATCGGGCTGCTCTGATGAAAGTCTATGCCGAACAGGGCGACACCGTAGATTCGCTCTGCTGGCGGTACTACGGGCGCACGGAATCGGTCGTTGAACACGTTTACGCGGCTAACGTTGGCTTAGCCGCACAGGGGGCAATTCTGCCCCATGGCTACGCGGTGGAGCTGCCGGATATTACCCAGGCCGCAGTCAGTGAAACCGTCTCACTTTGGGACTGATGACCATGGAGCGCATCACCTCGTTTATCTGTTATTGCATTGCAGTGTTTCTGGCCTGGCTGGGTGGGATGTCTTATCAGGATATTGCCTTTTTAGTCGGTGCCGCCGTCGGCGTCGCGACCTTCCTGGTGAACTGGTATTACCGTCGCAAAACCTACCGCCTGCTGAAAGAAATGGGCATCAGAGGGGACATTAATGCAGCCATCAATCGTTAGACGCTGCGCCGTCGCCGCTGTTCTGGCGATTGTTGCACTGTTGCCACAAACGCCCACGTTGAAAACCTCCGCCGCCGGTCTGGCACTGATTGCCGATTTTGAAGGCTGCCGCCTGTCGGCCTACCAGTGCAGCGCGGGTGTCTGGACAAACGGCATCGGGCACACCGCAGGCGTGAGACCGCAGACCCAAATCAGCGAACGGCAGGCTGCCGTGAATCTGGTGGAAGACGTGATGCGGGTGGAGAAAGGCATTGCGCGCTGTATGGCGATCACCATGCCACAACCGGTGTATGACGCCGTGGTGTCCTTTGCGTTTAACGTCGGCGTGACGGCGGCCTGCAAATCAACGTTAGGGTTTTTCATCAACAAAGGCCGATGGCGTGACGCCTGCGAGCAGTTGCCGCGCTGGGTGTTTGTGAAGGGCGAGCGCGTCACCGGCCTGGAGCGCCGCCGCGCGAATGAGCTGGCCTACTGCCTGCGGGGTGTCTGATGCGCATTTTAATTTTGCTATTGCTGGCAGCCTGCGCGCTGGCGGGGCTGCAAACCTGGCGTATTGGTGGCCTGACTGAAAAAGCCGACCATGCGCAGCGCATTATCGGCACGCTGTCCGCCGGTATTGAAAGCCGCGACAACGCCATTCACCGCCTGAGCGATGAGGCCGTAACGCGTGAACGCCAGGAACAAAGCCTGCGCACCCAGCTTGCACAGGCGGGTGAGCAGGTAAGCGTCCGTGAATATCACATTCAAAGGTTACTCAATGAAAGTCAGGAAATACGCGATTGGTATGGCGATCATCTGCCTGGCGGTATTGCCCGGATGCACACGCGTCCCGCCTTCACCAGCGCCGCAGATTATTTACGTTGGCTGTCCGGCAGTAACGAGCTGCCCGATTCCGGCAAGCTCACCGGTCACTAACGGCGATTTAAGCAGTGACGTCAGAAACCTGGAGGCCGCGCTGACCGCCTGCGGCCTCCAGGTGGAAGCGGTCAAACTATGCCAGGAGGAACACCGTGTTAAAACCCGCACAGCTACGAAAAGCCTTAACTGACGCCGTGCCGGTGCTGCAAACCAGCCCCGACACCCTGCGGATGTTTGTGGATAACGGGCATATCGTTTCCACGTTAGCCAGCTCGCTGTCATTTGAATATCAGTATCAGACAGAACTGCTTATCACCAACTTTGCCCAGGACTGCGATCTGATCATTGTGCCCATTCTGGCCTGGCTGCGTGAGAACCAGCCGGACATCATGGCGACACCGGAAAAGCAGCAGACCGGCTTTAAATTTAAGGCCGATATGCTCGATGAGGGTTCTTACGATATCGCTATTGACGTGCAACTCACCGAGCGCGTGATCGTCAAACAGATTGATGCCGGTCTGTATGTGGAGCATTTCCCAGAACCTCCGCTGCCGGAGCCGGTGGAAAGACCGCGTGAACTGTATCTGCACGGCGAGTTAGTGAGTCAGTGGCATGAGTGAGCTGACAGCGTTTGATACCCGCCTGGCGGGATTAATTGCGGCGCTGTCACCGCAAAGCCGCAAGTCGATGGCGGCAACCATTGCGAAGCGTCTGCGCAAACATCAGCAGCAGCGTATTAAGCAGCAGGTTACACCTGACGGTCAGCCGTTCACGCCCCGCCGTCCGCAGCCGTTGCGGGCAAAGAAAGGCCGCATTAAGCGGGAAATGTTCGCCAAACTGCGCACGGCAAAATACATGAAGGCCAAAGGCACCGCAGACGACGCCGTGGTGGAATTCACGGGGCAGGTACAACGGATGGCAAAAGTGCATCAGTACGGGCTGCGAGATCGTCCGTCTGTCCGTGCAAAAGAAATGCAGTATCCGGCGCGCCCGCTGTTAGGGCTGGACGCGGAGGATATGAAGCTTGTGGAAAGTGAATTAATAAGTTTAATTATTTTATAAAAAACCAATTAATTTTAATGTATAGATTATTTGAAAATACTCATAATACATAGTAGAAGACGATGAGGGCAAGCCCAAAAGTTCATTTCCATACAAAACTATAATACTATAGCAACGACGTTACACATTAAGCCCCCTTTAAAGGCGGGCTTTTTTGTTAAAATGGAATATCATCATCGGAAGGACGTTCATATAGAGTAATATAACTTTCCCTCCAATCAGTAGCTATTATTCTTTTGAGGTTTCCTGACTCATCAAAAATGTCCCTATCAATCCTAATAAAGCTCTGGTTTCTTTTGTGATCAAAATCATAAAATTCCTCAGTGATATTTTCATCGCGGATGAAGTTTCTAGCACGTAGAAGCTCTGATAACTCATCAAGGTTGAGGAATACGACTCTATATCGAATATCTAAAATGCGCTTAATTTCATTGAATGCAGGATGATGAAGCAACCATATTTCGTCAAGATTAGTTTGATTTGAGTTGTTTTTGTCGATTGCTGTCAATATGGTTTTCAAGGTATCTAAGCCTTGTCTTAAATCATTGGCGACTTGAAAGTCAGCCAACTTTGAAGACGTAGTTAACAGCCTTTGAAATAATCCGGACCATTGTTCTTTTAAATACCTAACTATATCCTCTGATGTTTCAAATCCGTAAACTGGATTCCCTGCTTTAAGAGCATATATTGACTCTATAAACTCAAATATTTTGACATTATCAACTGACACAGCTTTAAAACCACTAACGTCTTTATTTGCAAGATAAGTGTGGTATTCCGTCTCAACCGACTTGTCTACAAATATGTAAATTTGCTTGCCTTTAGATACAGCTTCTCTAATCTCATTTTGGGTTATTGAATACTCAGTAGATGAGGACTTACTACCATACTTTCCTCCAATAATAGCTACGACCATATCGCAGCTATTAATTTCTCGATAGCAATACTCATCTAAAGGTTCATCTTTGCCATAAGGCACACTCCCCCTTTCAAACAACACTGGTTCATATCCTTGCTCTTTTATGAATCTTTCAAGGTTTGCCCTTATTGTTTTTAAATCGAAGAATGTAGAACTAACAAAAATTCGAGGTTTTGCCATTCGGCGTCCTTACTGAAAAGTGAAAACTTAGACTTATACGAAAAAACATCAATCCTGAATGAGCACTCAAGTCCTTGATCGGTACGCCAATGAACTTAGTTAATCTAACAATAACATTATTTGTACTGCGGAATCGATATGAAGCGTTAGTTTCGTTGTGCCTTTGATAGGCAACCGGCCTCAAATTGTATGCCGCCTGACAGGGCGGCATTCTTTTCCCTATGAATACATCCATTCCAAATAATGACATTCCGCGCCTGCTGCGTAATCTGATCCGCATTGGCACCGTCGCCGAGGTGGATTTAGTTACTGGCACCTGTCGCGTGAACACCGGCGGTAACGTCACCGACTGGCTGCACTGGCTGACGTCCCGCGCTGGGCGTTCCCGTTCCTGGTGGGCACCGTCCGCCGGTGAGCAGGTTTTGCTGTTCTGCCTGGGCGGTGAGCTGGATACCGCCTTTGTGATGCCTGCCGTTTTCTCTGATGAATATCCTGCCCCGTCAGCGTCAGCCGATGCGCTGCATGTGTCATTCCCTGACGGTGCGGTCATTGAGTACGAACCCAAAACCGGTGCGCTGCTGGCAAGCGGCATCAAGTCAGCCACGGTGAACGCTGCCGATAAGGTGGCAGTCACTGCCCCGCTGATCACCTGCACGGCGACAACCCGCATCACGCTCGACACGCCGGAGGTGGTCTGCACTAACAAACTCACCACCGGCACTATCGAGATTAAGCAAGGCGGCAAGATGACAGGAAATCTGACCCACTCTGGCGGCAGCATCACATCAAACGGTGTGGTTGTGCATACCCATAAACACGGCGGCGTCCAGACGGGCGGCGGTCAGACGCAGGTGCCTTCATGACTAACGCCAAATACATCGGCCTGGCTCGCGACACGGGGCATAGCGTCGAAGACCTGGCGCACATTCAGCAGTCAGTCAGCGACATTCTGCGCACGCCCGTCGGTTCCCGCGTCATGCGCCGTGACTATGGTTCACTGCTATCGATACTGACTGACCGCCCGCAGAACGCGGCGCTGCGTCTTCAAATCATGGCGGCCTGCTACAGCGCGATCCTTAAATGGGAGCCACGCGTCAGCCTGACCGGCATCACCTTTGAAACGACGTTTGACGGAAAAATGGTGGTGGATATCACCGGCACCCGCAAAGACACGTCAGCCGCCATTTCCTTAACCTTACCCGTGAGCTAACCATGGCAACTATCGACCTGAGCCAGTTACCCGCCCCCGACGTGGTGGAGGTGCTGGATTACGAAATCCTCCTGGCGGAACGCAAAGCCACGCTGGTATCGCTGTACCCCGAAGATCAGCAGGCCGCCATCGCCCGCACGCTGACGCTCGAATCTGAACCCATTGTGAAGCTACTGGAGGAGAACGCTTACCGCGAAGTCATCCTGCGTCAGCGGGTTAACGAGGCGGCGCAGGCGGTCATGCTGGCCTATGCCGCCGGAACAGACCTGGACAATATCGCCGCCACGTTCAGCGTGGAACGCCTGACGATCACCCCTGCCGATACGGTCAGCGTGCCCGCCGTGGCGGCGGTGATGGAAAGCGATGCTGATTTGCGTATCCGTGCGCAGCAGGCGTTCGAAGGGCTGAGCGTGGCCGGTCCGGTCGGTTCTTATGAGTATCACGGGCGCTCGGCTGACGGGCGGGTGGCGGATATTTCAGTGGTCAGCCCGTCGCCTGCCTGCGTGACGATTTCCGTGCTGGCACAAACCGGCAACGGCACCGCTCCCGCTGACCTGCTAGCCGTGGTTCAGGCCGCGCTCAATGACGAGAACGTGCGCCCCGTGGCTGACCGCGTGACCGTCCAGTCGGCTACGGTGGTCAATTACACCATTGATGCCGTGCTGTATTTATTCCCTGGTCCGGAAGCCGAACCTATCCGCGAAGCCGCTGAGGCAAAGCTTATCGCCTACACCACCGCGCAGCACCGTTTAGGCCGCGATATCCGGCTGTCCGCCATTTATGCCGCGCTGCACGTTGAAGGTGTGCAACGGGTTGAGCTGAAAAGCCCCGCCGCTGACATCGAGCTGGATAAAACGCAGGCGTCATTCTGCACCGCGTACACCCTGAAAGTGGGCGGTTACGATGAATGATCGCCTGCTGCCCGCCGGTTCCTCGGCTCTTGAGGTTGCCGCCGCCGATGCCTGCGCCGCGCTTGAAAACGTGCCGGTGCCGCTGCGGCAGCTCTGGGATCCGCTGACCTGTCCGGCCAGGTTTTTACCTTACCTGGCGTGGGCGCTGTCGGTTGACCGCTGGGATGAAAACTGGCCGGTTGCCACCAAGCGCCGCGTCATTCAGTCGGCGTGGTTCATTCACTGCCATAAGGGAACCATCGGTGCCATCCGGCGCGTGGTGGAGCCGCTCGGCTACCTGATTAACGTGACCGAGTGGTGGGAAACCAATGACGAGCCTGGGACGTTTCGGCTGGATATCGGCGTGCTGGAAACCGGCATCACCGAAGAAATGTATTTAGAGATGGAAAGACTGATTGCCGACGCCAAACCGGCCAGCCGCCATCTGATCGGACTGACCATCACTCAGGATATTAAGGGCGATGTTTACATTGGCGCAGCGCAGTACACCGGCGAGCTGCTGACCGTTTACCCCGCATAAGAGGACGCTATGAGCACATTTAAATCCGTCGTCACCACGCTCGGCCAGTCGCGTATCGCGGCAGCCATTGCGGCGGGGACAGACATCAACATTACGCAGCTTGCCGTCGGTGACGGCAACGGCAAGGCGACCACGCCCGTCGCCACCCAGACCAAGCTGGTTAAAGAGGTGTACCGCACGCCGCTCAATTCCCTAAAATTGGATCCATCTCATGCAAACTGGGTGATTGCTGAGGCGGTGATTTTTGCCAGCGTCGGCGGTTTCTGGATGCGCGAAATGGGGCTGTTTGCTGACGACGGTGCGCTGATTGCCGTCTGCAACATGGCGGACACTTATAAACCGACCCTGGCGGAAGGTTCAGGCCGCACGCAAACGTTGCGTATGGTGATTGCCGTCAGTGGCACCGAAGCCATCAGTTTGTTGATCGACGACTCGGTGATTATGGCAACGGAACAGTATGTAAATGACCTGCTGGCCGCGCATGAAAAATCACGCAACCACCCCGACGGTACGCTGACGGCAAAAGGTTTTGTCCAGCTTAGCAGCTCGGTCAGTAGTACCAGCGAAGTCCTGGCCGCCACGCCGAAGGCGGTGAAGGCCGCCAACGACAATGCCAACACCCGCGTCCCTTCCACCCGCAAGGTGAATAACAAGCCGCTGAGTGCTGATATGACCCTGGAGGCGACTGACGTGGGGGCGCTGCCTGTCGCGTCCGCTGTTCTGGGCACCGTCAACATCAACACGCTGAACCTGGCAAAAATTGGCCTGTATGTCCAAAGCACCGGTGCGAATGCCACGGTAGCGAATGGCTATCCGGCAGGTTCTCAGGCGGCGGGTGTGCTGGAAGTGATCCCTGCGTCCTGGACAGGCGGCGTATTGCAACGTTACACGGTACAAAATACCGGCATGGTGTGGACGCGTGCGCTGAATGCGTCCTGGAATGGCACCGATGGCCCATGGCGTGACTGGGTGCAACTGAGTGCCGTCAATTCCGTCAACGTGCCCACGACGTTCCTGGCCGCAACGGATATTAATACCCTGGGATTCGCCAGCGGAACCGGACGCGCAGACGTGTATGCGCAGACAAAGAACGCGCAGGCCACTCCCGCATTGCATTATCCGGAACTGAAAGCAGGCACCCTGTATGTTACGCCGAGCGCCTACGGCTGTCAGCAGATGTATGTCACTTTTGAAGGTAACACCTGGAACCGCGGATTGTCTGGTGACTGGAACGGTGTTGATGGTCCATGGAAAGAATGGGTGCCAACTTATGGCGCGAACAATAAACCGACGGCGGCGGATGTGGGCGCCCTGGCTTCAACCGGCGGCGTTGTGACGGGTGAAATCAAAGGCACGTCTGCGGTATTTTCCGGTTCGGTTACGCAGCGGGAAAATATTGTGTCTTACAGACAGCTTATCTCCCGCACTGATGCCTTCTCGGCTTACACCACCTATAACCGGCTTGACCAGGTGGAGGGTGTGCGGCCTGGCTCGGTGATCGCTGTTGGTGATATTGCCGCACGCCTTACAACGGCGGCGGGTGATCCCTACGGTCGCACCCTGGGCGGGGTGAGTTTTCAGTACAACACCACCGGTGGCGGAAGGCTGGTACTCAATGCCAGAAATGACACCGGAGTGGTTAAATCCTCATTAACGCTGGATGGCGACACGGGCAATACGACCATCGTGGGTGACGTCGATTTTAACGGAATGGTGAAATTCAACCAGCATGAGGCAACCTGTCAGTTCAGCGCATCCGATACAGCGTATCCGTTAATCAATGTTAACTACTCTAACGCCGGAAACTTTGGTTTTTGGGATGCTAATAACGCGAAGTGGTTACTGCGTAAAAGGGCGTCAAACTTAACAACGGGGAACGCTGACAACTGGGTGATGGAAAGCGGCGGGCTTGAAATTACCGGCGCGTATGGCCTGACACTGGCAACCGCGTTGCCTGTTGCAAGTGGTGGAACCGGTGCAAAAACCGCAGCCGATGCAGTAAAAAACTTGGGTGCGCTACCTATTACCGGCGGGAAACTGACGGGCGATTTAACCGTTAAGCAGCTGCTAGCTGAAGGTGGGCTGATTTCAATAAATGGCTACATGATCACCCGTGCCATTTATGAAGGTGGGAATCAGTATGCGCGATATCTGTTTACTGATGCGGAAGGAAAAGAAACCCTTGCCTACCTGGAGGCGGATTTTCTTAAAAACCTCAATTTCATTGTTAATAACCGAACGTTCTCAATGGATAACCAGGGAGCGTTAAAAGTTCCCACTGCCATTTATGAGGCGGGAAAAAGGGTTTACAGCCCTAATAACCCGCAGCCCATTTCGGCCAAAAGCGTGGCAAGCCTCGGCGCGGTGGGTTGGGCAAGGAATTTAGACACGGGTGAGATTACTCAGTGGGGAAACTTTATCAGCGGTTCGGGGCAAATTGAAACTCGCTCTTTCCCGATAGCTTTCCCGAATATCTGCGCAGTCATAACGGGCAGCGTCGGCGTGCAGGCATCCGGCAATGTGACCGCCAATTTTGAGCAGGCGAATAATATGAGTTTTAACTCTAGATTGCCGGGTGCGGGTTATGGCGCGTACTGGATAGCGAAGGGGTATTAAATGGAAAACTATTTCTACAGCGCAAAAGACAACACTTTCTTTCCCGAGTCACTTAAAGAAATTTATATGCAGGCCGGTACGTGGCCTGAAAATGCAAAAGAAGTGGGAGAGATGGACTTTCAGAATTTAATGGCCGGACAATCTGAAAACAAAGTGATTACGGCAGATGAGGCGGGCTATCCCGTTTTATCTGAACGCGAAACGGATCATCACATTGATGCTGTAAAACAGGCTGAAACCGAAAAAGCCCTAAGGATGGCGGCAGCCGCTGAGGCAATTGCGCCGCTGCAAGATGCGGTTGATATCGGAATGGCGACAGAGGATGAAGTGGGCAGGCTCAAAGCATGGAAGGCCTGCCGCGTCTTATTAAATCGCGTAGATGTATCAGAAGCACCGGATATTACCTGGCCGGAAATTCCCGCTTAACTGCTGCCCCGAAAGGGGCTTTTTTGTATCGAGCACAGTCATATCTGACCGTGTTGGCCAGTGCCTGGTAACACAGTCAAATTTGACTGTGTAGCAACCACGTTGTGCCATTGTTCAAACACCCTTCCCGCCGTGCCTGCGCGTACACAACACGCGATGATTGACGTCACCCCAATCACAGGAAAAATCACCATGGCTGATTATCATCACGGTGTGCGCGTTGTTGAAATCAATGACGGCACCCGCGTTATCTCCACCGTTTCCACCGCCATCATCGGGATGGTCTGTACGGCATCCGATGCTGACGCCGACGCGTTCCCTCTCGATACGCCGGTACTCATTACCAACGTACTGACCGCCGCAGGCAAGGCGGGAAAAGATGGCACGCTTTATCAGTCCCTGATGGCTATCGCCAATCAGGCGAAACCCGTTGTCGTTGTCGTGCGCGTCAAGGAAGGCGAAACCGACGCGGAAACCACCTCCAACATCATCGGCGGTTCAGATGAAACCGGTATGTATACCGGCATGAAAGCCCTGCTATCTGCGCAAACGGAACTCGGCGTAAAGCCGCGCATCCTCGGCGTGCCCGGGCTGGATAATCAGGACGTCGCCACCGCACTCGCCGCCGTCTGTCAGCAACTGCGCGCTTTTGGCTACGTCAGCGCCTGGGGCTGCAAAACCGTGTCCGATGCCATCAAATACCGCGACAATTTCAGCCAGCGTGAGCTGATGGTGGTCTGGCCGGATTTCGTGTCCTGGAATACCACCACGAACGCCAGCGACATCGCCCCCGCGACGGCTTACGCGCTCGGCCTGCGTGCCAAAATCGACGCCGAAACCGGCTGGAACAAAACGCTTTCAAACGTCGGTATCAACGGTGTCACCGGCCTGTCTGCCAGCGTGTACTGGGATTTGCAGACCCCCGGCACCGATGCCGACCTGCTGAACCAGGCGTGCGTCACCACCCTTATCCGCAAGGATGGCTTTAAGTTCTGGGGGCAGCGCACCTGCTCTGACGACCCGCTGTTCCTGTTTGAGAACTACACCCGTACCGCGCAGGTGCTGGCGGACACCATCGCCGAAGGGCATATGTGGGCATCAGATAAGCCCGTTACCCCGACGCTTATCAAAGACATGATTGCGGGCATTAACGCCAAACTGCGCGAAATGAAAACCGCCGGTCTGATCATTGATGGCAACTGCTGGTATGACCCCGAAGCGAACACCGTCGAAACCCTGAAGGCGGGCAAGCTGTTTATTGATTACGACTATACGCCGGTGCCGCCGCTGGAAGATTTGACCCTGCGTCAGCGCATCACCGATCAGTACCTGGCGACGTTCGCCACGTCCGTTAACAGCTAAGAGGCGCTAAAACATGGCACTGCCTAAGAAACTGAAATACCTGAACCTGTTTAACGACGGGAACAGCTACCTGGGCATGGTCAGCGCGCTGACGCTGCCAAAACTGACCCGCAAGCTGGAGAACTATCGCGGCGGCGGCATGACCGGTTCCGCCGCCATTGATTTCGGGCTGGACGACGACGCGCTGAGCTTTGAGTGGACGGTGGGCGGGCTGGATGAACGGGTGTTGCAGCAGTGGGGCGCGGTCGATGCCGTGCCGCTGCGCTTTGCCGGTTCCTTCCAGCGCGACGACACCGGCGAAACCTCCGCCGTGGAAGTCACGATGCGCGGACGCCACAAGGAAATGGATTTCGGCGAGTACAAACAGGGTGAAGATACCGAAACCAAAATCACCACCCAGTGCACCTATTTCAAGCTGGTGATTGACGGTAAAGACATGATTGAAGTCGATACCGTGAATATGGTGGAAATCGTCGGCGGCGTTGACCGCGTGGCGGAGCACCGCAAAAACATCGGCCTGTAACCTATAACCCTTACCCCGCGCCGGACTCCGGCGCGTCATCTTCCTTTAGAAAAGAGACACCACTATGTCAGAACACAATGAAAACATCGTCTTCCTGGAAGAACCGATCACACGCGGCGACACGCTGATTAACCAGGTGGAAGTCATCAAACCGAATGCCGGACATCTGCGCGGAATTGGCCTGGCGGCGCTGGCAAATGCCGACGTTGACGCGCTGACCGTCATTCTGCCGCGCATTACCGCCCCGAACCTGACCGCCCAGGACTGCAAAAGCCTGAACCTGCCCGACCTGATTGCCCTGGCGGGTAAGGTGATTGGTTTTTTATCGCCGAAATCGGAACAGTAAAACTTCCCCCGACCCTGACGGTCGATGACCTGATGGCGGATGTCGCGGTGATCTTTCACTGGCCGCCGTCAGAAATGAACCTGATGACGCTGACCGAGCTTTGCGCGTGGCGTCATAAGGCCATGCAGCGCAGCGGAGCCGACAGTGAGTAATTTAAAAGTAGAGGTGCTGTTAAAGGCGGTTGACCAGGCGACCCGCCCGTTTAAATCGGTGGAGAACGCCAGTAAGGCGCTGGCCGGAGACATTAAAAACTCCCAGACCGCACTCAAAGACCTGAACGCCCAAGCTGGAAAGATTGACGGTTTTCGCAAATCCAGCGCACAACTGGGCGTGACCAGCCAGAAACTCAAAGACGCCAAAGCGGAAGCGGCGGCGCTGGCTATCGGTTTCAAAAACACCGCCAACCCGACCCGCGCCCAGGCGCAGGCCATGGAGTCAGCAAAGCGCACCGCCGCGCAGTTGCAGACCCAGTTCAACGGGCTGCGGCAGTCGGTGCAGCGTCAGCGCACGGAACTTACCCAGGCGGGCATCAGCACGCGCACCCTGTCCGAGTCTGAGCGCCGCCTGAAAACCTCCATCAGCGAAACCACCGCGCAGCTTAACCGCCAGCGTGAATCCCTGGCACGCGTCAGCGCGCAGCAGGCCAAACTCAACACGGTCAAAGGCCGGTATCAGGCCGGTAAACAACTGGCCGGTAGCGTCACGGGCGCAGGTGCCGCCGGTGTCGGCATTGCGACGGCGGGCACGGCGGCAGGGGTCGGGCTGCTGATGCCCGGATTTAACTTTGCACAGAAAAACTCAGAGTTACAGGCAACGTTAGGGTTAGAAAAAGACTCCGCTGACATGACCGCGCTGCGCACCCAGGCGCGGCAGCTCGGCGACAACACCGCCGCCTCTGCTGACGATGCTGCCGCCGCGCAAATCATCGTTGCCAAATCCGGTGCGGACAAAGACGGCATTCTGGCGGCGACGCCGACCATCCTGAATCTGTCACTGGCGAACAAGCGCACCATGGAGGAGAACGCCACCCTGCTGATGGGCGTGAAATCCGCGTTTGGCATGACGAATGACACCGTGTCACACATCGGCGATGTACTTTCCACGGCCATGAATAAGTCTGCCGCCACCTTTGAAGGGTTGTCTGACACCATGACCTACGCCGCGCCGGTGGCAAAACAGGCCGGTATCAGCGTCGAAGAAACCGCTGCGATGGCCGCCGCGCTGGCGGATGCCAAAATCACCGGCTCGATGGCGGGCACCGGTGCCCGTGCGGTCATTACCCGATTGCAGGCACCGACGGGCACCGCGGCGACTGCGCTCGGTGAGCTGAAGGTGAAAACGGCGGACAGCAAAGGCAACATGCGCCCGCTGTTTACCATCCTGAAAGAAATGCAAAAGAGCTTTGAGAAAAACAAGCTCGGCACGTCACAGCGTGCGCAGTACATGAAAGCCATCTTTGGCGAGGAAGCCAGCTCGGCGGCGGCGGTGCTGATGACGGGTGCCTCCTCCGGCAAACTGGATGAACTCACCAAAGCACTGAAAACCTCGGACGGCAAAACCGAGGCACTGGTTGCAATCATGCAGGACAACCTGGGCGGCGACTTTAAGGAATTTCAGTCAGCCTATGAGGCCGTCGGCACTGACCTGTTCGATCAGCAGGATTCATCCCTGCGCAAACTGGTGCAGACCGCCACCGGCTACGTGCTGAAACTCGATAAGTGGATTGTGAACAATAAAGCCCTGGCGACCACGCTCGGCAAGGTGGCGGGCGGTGCGCTGCTGATTATCGGCGCGCTCGGCGTGTTTGGTCTGGTAGCCGGTCCGGTTATCAGCGGTATCAATCTGATCGTGGCCGCTGCCGGTGTGCTTTGGACAATCCTCGGCACCGTAGGCGGTGCTATTGCGACGGTGATCGGCGGGCTTACTCTGCCGATAGTCGCAATTGGCGTGGCGATTGTCGCCGGTGCCCTGCTTATCCGTAAATACTGGGAGCCGATCAGCGCCTTCTTTGCGGGCGTCATTGAAGGGCTGGGCATTGCATTCGAACCGGTAAAAGAGCTGTTTGCGCCGCTCCAGCCGGTGTTTGACTGGCTCGGCGACAAATTAAAAATGCTCTGGCAGTGGTTTAAAGACCTGATTGAGCCAGTGAAATCTACACAGGAAACGCTGAATAACTGCAAGGATACCGGCGTGATGTTCGGGCAGGCCATCGCCAACGCGCTGACTGCGCCGCTACAGGCGTTTAATAAACTGCGTTCGGGCGTGGACTGGCTGCTGGAAAAGCTCGGCATCATCAAGGATGAATCCGCAGATATTGATAAAACGGCGGACAAGGCTGACCGGCGTTCGAAGCAATCCGGCGACGGGGATCCACAAGCACACCCGCTGGACAACCCCGCGCCGGTCACGCCAACGCCTGGTGGTCTGCTGGGCGGCGGTTATGCGCCGGTGTCCGTCGGCGGCGGGCGCAGCTACATCGACCGCAGCACGCACAATTACACCATTGCCGCCGGTGCCGGTTTGGGTGTCCAGGATACCAGTCGTCAGATCCGCGCCGAGCTGGAAGCACGTGACCGCGCCCGCATCGCACAGCAACGTTCCCGCATGGATAACGATTAAGGAGAAAGCCGCATGATGTTAACCCTCGGGCTGTTTGTCTTTCAGTTACAGACCGTCCCTTACCAAAGTTTGCAGCGCGATGTCGATTACCGGTGGCCGGTAAACAACCGCGTCGGCCTGCGCCCGCTGCCGCAGTTCCTCGGGGTGAATGAGGAGAAAATAACCCTGTCCGGCGTGCTGATGCCGGAAATCACCGGCGGGAAATTGTCACTGCTGGCACTGAACCTGATGGCTGATGAGGGCAAGGCGTGGCCGTTGCTGGAGGGCAGCGGCACCATTTACGGGATGTTCGTGGTGAACAGCGTCAGCGAAACCCACACGGAACATTTTTCCAACGGTGCCGCCCGCCGGATTGAATTCACGCTGACGCTGACCCGCGTGGATGAATCCCTGGCGGCAATGTTTGGCGATATGAAAGCCCAGGCAGACGGGCTGCTGGATCAGGCCGGTGGTTTAACCGGTCAGTTAGGAGGCTTGCTGTGATTACGGATATGACCATCGGTGCCGGTGCGCAGTTTGCACCGGATTTCACGGTGACCGTCGGCGGCAAAGACATCACCCAGGATGTCAGCAACCGGCTGATTTCGCTGACGCTCACGGACAACCGCGGCTTTGAGGCTGACCAGCTCGACATCGAGCTAAGCGACACCGACGGTCTTCTGGACATGCCGCCACGCGGTGCGGTGATTAATATCGCGCTGGGCTGGAAAGGCCAGGCGCTGACGAACAAAGGCGACTTTACCGTGGATGAGGTGGAGCATCGCGGAACGCCGGACACGCTGACCATTCGCGCCCGAAGTGCGGACTATCGCGGCAGCCTGAATTCCCGCCGTGACAACTCCTATCACGACACGACGCTGGAGGGGGTGGTGTCTGCCGTCGCAGCGCGCAATAACCTCAAGCCTGCGATTGCTGAACCCTTCAGGGGCGTGCCGGTGTCGCACATCGACCAGACCCAGGAAACCGACGCGAAGTTTATTACCCGACTGGCGGAGCTGAACGGCGCGGTTGTCGCCATCAAGGCCGGTAATCTTCTGTTTATCAAACCAGGGGCGGCAAAGACGGCAAGCGGGAAGCCTATCCCGCAGATGACGATTGTCCGCAGCGACGGCGACGGGCACACGTTTAATATTGCTGACCGTGGGGCTTATACCGGCGTGTCGGCAAGCTGGCTGCATACCAAAGACCCGAAACCGAAAAAGGTGAAGGTGCAGCGAAAACCGAAAGTGCAGTACCTGCGCGCCCTGCAACATCCGAAGGCCAGGAAGACCAGCGCGAAGGTGCAGAAAACGCCTGAGGCTAAGGAAGGGGATTATCTGGCGGGCAGTGAAGACAATGTGTTTACCCTCACTACCGTCTACGCTACGCAGAAAGCGGCCATGCGGGCAGCGCAGGCAAAGTGGGACAAACTCCAGCGCGGCGTCGCGGAGTTCTCGATCTCCCTGGCTCGCGGGCGTGCGGATTTATTTCCTGAGACGCCGGTGGCCGTGTCCGGATTTAAATCCGTGATCGACGCGCAGCCCTGGATAATCAGCAAGGTGACACACAGCCTGGGCGGCAGCGGGTTTGTGACGGCGCTGAATCTGGAGGTGCTGTTGTCGGATGTGAGTTATGAGGCGACGGAAAGCTGATCATTCGACCCGTTTGACGTCAGGATGGAGTTCACTAGCAGCTTCATGAAATATATCTCCGAGCCAGCCAGGAATTTCAGCCTCGGTCATATCATCGGGAATGATGATGTCATAGAGCCTAGAAAACTTTCTTTCGGCCATGTCAGCACGGAACACCTGCCAGCCATCCGGTGTTTTTTTAACGCCAAGAAACCGGCCAAAGACGTCATAAATCAGCATAAATAATCCTTAATCATAATCCAGACATACGCAGAGTAAGACGCTGAAAAAGATATGTAAATCACTGTAATATCAGATGTATGTTTCCAGCCATAACATACAATGACCGCAACTGATTAAAATGATTACATGGTGATTGTTATGATGCACTGCCCGAAATGCCAGCACGCCGCACACGCCCGTTCCAGCCGTTATCTGAGCATCAATACTAAAGAACGTTACCACCAGTGTCAGAATATCAATTGCAGCTGTACGTTCAAAACGCATGAATCGATCGCCGACATCATTGTTGAACCAGGCACCGTCCACGCGGTTCAGTTGCATCCGGATAAGCACAGTCAGCAGTCACTGCAAATGCACTGAAACTAAGCCCGCGAAAGCGGGTTTTTCTTTCATTGATTCAGTGTATTAATCAACTTACATGTATACGATTGACTAAATCAAACATTTACACTGGTTTTATATACAGTAGAATTTGCATTCTCAAAAAGGAGAATGTGATGAGTGTAAGAAAGCTGCCTTCAGGCAAATGGCTGTGTGAGTGCTACACGAACGGACGTGAAGGTAAGCGATGCCGCAGGCAGTTCGATTCAAAGGGAGAAGCCGTTTCATTTGAGACTTACACCATGGAACAGGCGAAGAACAAACCCTGGCTGGGTGAGAAAGAAGACCGGCGGAAGCTGAGCGAACTGGTCGATCTCTGGTACAGCCTGCACGGCTGCTCTCTGAATGATAAAAAGGGGCGACTGGGCAAACTGAAGATTATCAGCGCGGGACTGGGTGACCCAATAGCCAGCATGATTACCCCGAAGGACTGGGCACACTATCGTGATCAGCGGCTGCGAGGTGAGATTGATAACGGCTACAGTACCAGCCTGGCAACCCGTAAAGTTTCCACCGGCACGGTGAACTGCGAACACGCTTTTTTAAGGGCGGTGTTCAATGAGCTGAAACGCCTGGGAGAATGGTCATTACCTAACCCGCTGGAAAATATCCGCGAATTCGACCAGCCGGAACGTGAAATGGCATGGCTGACTCAGGAACAAATTCTGCTACTCATGGCGGCATGTGAACAGCATGGAAATGACGAATTAACGCTAATCGTTAAAGTCTGTCTTTCGACCGGCGCACGCTGGAACGAGGCGGCAAAAATCAAAAGCTCGCAGATTTCTCCCTATAAACTCACCTTCATCAATACCAAAGGTAAAAAGAACCGTACCGTTCCCCTCGCCCGCCCTCTCTATGACGAATTGATCGCCCGTAAAGGCACGCCCTTCTTACCCTGCTATAAGCAGTTTTATCGGGTGATCAGGCTGGCCGGCATCGAATTGCCGGAAGGTCAGATGACGCACGTCCTGCGCCATACGTTCGCCAGTCACTTTATGATGGCCGGTGGCAACATCATCGTGCTGCAGCGCATCCTCGGGCACTCAGATATCCGGGTCACTATGCGATACGCGCACTTTGCTCCGGATCACCTGGAAGACGCTATCCACCTGAATCCGCTGGCTCAAATCAGTGGCGATAAAATGGCGATGGAGAATCCAAATGAGTAACATTGAGGGTAAGTAAAAACAGCCTAAGTGATTGTTTTTACTATAAGTGATTGTTTTGAAAAACAGGCAAAAAAAAGCCGAATACGATTCCTATATTCGGTCTAGGGAAATGGCTCTTGGGAGAGAGCCGTGCGCTAAAAGTTGGCATTAATGCAGGCGGTTAAGCCGTACAACTTAAAGAGTAGCCGAGGCCTGACTATTTTCCACCCAGTTTGAAACATAGTGATAATAACAATGATGTATTATTCTCATTGTGTGACAACATACGCAAAAAATGGGATTAACATCAGGCGGTTACCGGCTGCACGGCGATTCAGCAAAGTGTCTCGGCTTTGGCGATAAACGGCGCGAGGCTCATTTTTTGCCCCGGATTAGCCGGGTCGTCTAGCCAGATTTTCTCCAATGGCACGGCCTGAACCTGGCGGTTTTTAACCTGCTCTTTAGCGACGTCGTTCAGAGGATATTGCGCCAGTGTGCTGTCGTTAATGACATACAGCGCGTTACCGGGACGGCATTGCAGCATGACTTCTTCACGCGTGAATGCCCAGGCCTTGCCATATTGCAGGCGGCTGATCGTTTCGACCTGCGGCGCCGCAAAACTGCTGGCAGATAAGGTTAGCAACACACAGGCGAACAGTGTTTTCCTCAT